CCAGGCACTTTAAGATATGCCTGCATGTCTTCCCAATAAGTAGAAGTAAGCACAAAGAACTCATGTACATTACTTACACTAGGATCGATTCTCATGCTGTTATCTGCAACGTGTGTCCATTTAAAAATAACACCGTTTTGTCTTTGTGATTTAGTATTTTGTGTGAAGCTTCTTCCGTTCTTAGCAAAGTGTCCTGAACTTTCGTAATTGCTAACGCTGGCTAAGTTTGTGCTACTCTTAGTTAAAATAAATACCTTGCCCGTGTCTTTAGCATAAATCTTTTTATTATGTAATCCATTAGTTGTTTCGTTCTTACCAAATTGATTGTTAAACAAATTAACCACGTCTTTATTTTTAACTAAAAAGAACTCATAGTCTGCTGTAGCATGGGTTACGCCTGTTCTAGGATCTACCGTAGCATCGCCGATTGAATTACCTGCAATGTACGCCATGTCTCCACTGAAGTTAACACCTGCTTCTTTTCTTAAATCTAATATACCTGCTTTAACTGGTCTAGTGTAAGTATAGCCATCAAAGTCTTCGTAATTTTCAAACATTATAATATCGTCAGATCCAACAAACTGTTCAAACTGAATTGGATTATCAGGACTGTCTGACGATGCAGTATTGACCGGAGTAACTTTAACCTTCTTAGGATCGGTGTACCCGTCAGGGTAACTAAAGTTTCCTATAGCACTGTACACAATAGGAGATTCAAGTCTGCTATTATCGTTGACATATTTAACTGATATCACATCACTTCTATTATTTCTGGAAGTATCGTCTACAGCATAGTGATTTCTTAAATTTAAGTCCACTGTAATTTTACCAGTACCTGCCGCCGCATTACTTTCTGTTAAAAGGAATGACGCACCAGCTGGCGAAAGCCCTGCTGTATCTGTAGTTGCTAACGTGTAGTCAACATTGTTGTATCTATACTTTATACGTCCAGAGCCATCTAGTATGTTGCCGCCAAATGTTGCATTAGTAAACGGTATTGTTATAGTTGGTAATGAATCGATAACGCCGGTGTCTGCAACTATGACCACGTTACCGTTATCAGTAGTCGAATCACTAGTTCCTAATTCTATTTGTGCTGGTAAAACAAACGATCCCGTAACGCCATTTGCATACAGTCCAAAGTTAGATGTAACAGAAACTTGTACATCGTAATGTTTAACGCTTCTGGAAATTAACGGTATGTTAGTGAAGTAAGATCCGGTGGCGTCTAAATACCACTTGTCACCCACAATGTTATTATCGGTGTCTGTCCATGTAAATGCTTCTGTGAAACTAGGTTTAATGTTTAATGTGGGTAGCTCGATAGAATCGTATTTTGCTAATCCTGTTGCATTATCTTGTATTCTGTTTTCGTTAACATTATAAAATCTAACGTCATCTAAACTCTCAAACACAAATTGGGTTCCTCTAATTTCGATGTCGTATCTGTATGTCAGTGTATCGACATTAACATAGTTAAATTTCAAAATCCAACTTGCATCTATGCCCGAGCCAGCTGTAGAGCCTGTGCTTGTCGCACTAAACTCTGTAACTGCACTTAAATTGTTATTTTCAATAATATAATATCTATTGTCACTAGGCATAAATCTTACACCGAATGTTCTTCGAGCCGCCATAGCCGCCTGCAGTTGTGATTCTTCTAAAGCAAATAATGTTTTTCTTAGTATAACAATTAACTCATCACACTTCCATCCGTTAGTAATTTTCTTATTAAGTTTAACAGGTCCATTTGTAGTACTACTAGCTGAGTTCCTAACACCGTTATTATCTATACTAATAACTTTGACCCATTCGTACTTTGTTTTATCTTCCGGATTATAAAATTTTAACATGTATCCGGGCTGTATAATTTTAAATAGTGAATTTGCGTTGTTAACGTCTGTTTCAGTTCCGCCAGCTGTATATATCTCAGACATGAAACCGTATACTCCGTCACTCTTTCTAGGCAACGTGTTCCACTTTATGCCGAATAATGAAATATCAAACATGTCAGCAAAAGCAGGAACTTCCTTAATTTTAGTTCTAAAAGTACTGTAAATAAAATCATTAAGTTTTAAGTTCTTAATAATCTTTGGAAATTTGGTATTAATAAAATCTTGCGTAGTATTAGAAGTGGTTACTATGAACGAGTCACTTGAATTACTAGCCTCCTCATACAATGCGCCATCTTCTGCAATGCTAGTTGTGGTTTGGAAAGTACTAGTAGGATCAGTAATGTCAATGTATCTACTGTGCCCAGCATGTGTTTTGTTGGTCACTTTTAATTTCTTAATGTTTGTGCTTTTTGCTAAAGGAAGTACTTGGTAGTCTTGAGCAGTTACCATTCTGTCTTGGGCATAATATGCCTGTGGTGCTCGTTCCTTAATACCAGCAAGTGTTTCTGCAGGCAAACTATTAGATACTGCATTTTCTAATCTTGCTGTGATTGTTAAGTTATAAGTTTTACCGTCTTGTGTTAAGTATGGTATTACTGACACAACACTTCTAACGTCATCTGGTTGTAATGTAAATCGTTCGTTGTCACTAACTCTGTATTGTGCTACATATGTGCCCATAGGAACATTTGCAAAATTACCGTCTGCAAATTGCAATCTGATTCCGCCAGTGCCTAAGTTTTGAACAGCGTATAACAATGGAGTGCTTTTAGCCTTGTTGTTGTACATTAATGTTTGTCCAACCGTGTTCGGTACTTTAACCCATTTAGTTAGTACAGTTCCGTCAACATTTATTTCAGACAAATATACATCGTGTTCGTTAATGTTAGATGTAGTAATATCTTGTACTCTATTTTCTATAGGAGTAGTAAAGTCGTAAACAGTTTCTGATAGTACGCCTTGCTTGAATAACATAAAGAACCCAGTATTCTTACTCAACGATCCTAGTCCGTCATTTCTGTGAACTATTGAAAAGTTGTTTGTGGGATCAGGGTGCTTTTCTGAAAATACGCCAGCATCCTCAAAGTCGGCATTCACATATTCAAACTTTCTATTAATGCCGTTAACATCAACACTAAATCCGTATGCTAGTGGCGAAGTGGTGGGAGTGTTAATATCGTATCTGTCAGTTATAATTCCGCCAACGGTTCCTGTTTTTACAGGCTTACTGAATCTGTTAACATTGCCGAATGCACTATTTAATATAGTTAAAAATTGTTCGTAACTGTCTGGGTTATTTGAATCATTCCAGCTAATAGTTTTGTCGTTTATACTTGAACCTGCACTATCTGTTAACGGCTCTGAAGTTGCAACACTTACAATTTTCATTAATCCACTTGCAGGAATATTTCGTTTTGGATTATATCCAAGTTGTCTTGCAAGTTTAAATACTGAGTCTCTTCGCTCAGCAGTTTCTAAAAAGTTTTCTCTGGTATTAACATCCATTCTGAATGCGATACTTTGCCCGAGGTAGGCAAGCAATTCTATGATTGCAATAAATTCTGAACTTTCGGTGTAGTCGTTAAAGTTCTCTGGGAAGTTAGTTTTAATATACTCGACCATCGCATTTCTAATTGTGTCGAAGTCATATGCTTGGAAGTCTACTTGACTATATGCTTGGTAGGCTACTGCCCAGTCTTCTGCCGCGAATAAATTATTTTGTCTGCTGTTAACTGCCATATTATATCTCTACATTTTCCCTAGCATATTCTACAAACAAAGTGTCTTCCGAAAGGTACGGCTTAAACTTTAAATGCAACGTTATGCGAATTGTGTGGTCTAAAACATCAGTAAATAAATCAGTCATCTCTACCCGAGAGTCCTTTTCTACTATGCGTTCTATGTCTTCTTTAATTTCTTCAACAACGTACTTGTCTAATGGGTTCATTAAGATATCCCAAATTCTAGTACCATAAGTAGGTCTCATTAGTCGCTCACCCCTTTTAGTGTAAAGTTCGTTGAGCAAGTCTGCTTTTATAAGGTCTCCATCAATTAAGGTGTAAGGTGCCCTTATTTGTCCTACTGTGCTGAATCCTTTGTATATATTAGCCATACAACTATTTATCCTAATGGATTAAAACTAGTTATAATAAACACCATAATAAGCCTAAAAAAATGTTGACTTTATAGTTAAAAGGATACATAATAACATAGTAAGAACTTTCTTGCTTGTAGTCGGAATTATCTTGCTACTTTTATAAATTTATAGGAACATTTGATGAGAAATATCATTGAACGATTCGACAATATCTGCAAAAAAGCAGATGCAGTTAATAGGCAGTTAAAATTAACTGACCATTCTTCTGGTTACGGTCCACGTTTCCAAAAGATGATGTCGAAGAAACAAAATCGTCTACACTCTGTAGGCATTTACGATTACCACACCAAAGGGTATGTATTGTTCGAAATGGTGAACCTCGTAGGACAAAAAGGCAAAGTACCGCAAGAGTTCTATGAAATGGAAGCCATGTTGAAGAATGCCACTACCAGCTAAAAAAAATATAGTCTTTGTACATGGCAGTGGTGCCTCCACACTTAGTTATAATTTTTTAGAAATATGGTTACCAGAGCATAACGTACTCTATATAGAATACGACTCTCAAGAAACACCTAGTGAGATAGTAGTCCGTATCCAAAGACAAATATACGAAGAGTTCGGCAATGATCCATTCTCTGTGGTGGCACACAGTTACGGTTGTTTGTTAGCAATGAAAGCCGTAATAACGTTTGAGAACTGCAAAGAGTTTGTTGCCATGAGTGCTCCATGGGGTGGAAGTAGGACAGCTAAATGGCTGTCGTATGCATTTAGGAACAGTAAACTATTCAATGCACTAAATCCAAAGAGTGTGTTTATCACTGCATTACAGAGTGTTAATAACAAGTTTAAGATAATTAATGTAGTAACAACAGGAAACAAAGGTGCTGGCAATGACCTTGCTGGCATGGGCGAAACCAACGATGGAACGCTCACAGTCAGGACACAAAAATCTGTACCGAGTAATTTTAAAAACTTAACACAGATTGAAATGGGTACTAGTCACAATGAAGTGCTAGTGAATTTTGAAACAGTAGAAATTATTAAATCAGAGATATTTTATGATTGAACCTAAACCACTTAACGACACATTAGAAGAACAACTTCGCCATATGCTCGTCGATAAAAACAACGAATGCAACCAACTAAGATCTGAAATCAAAACTTTAAAGAAAATGATTGCCGAAGAACAAGAAGGCAAATATAGAGCTTATATCAAGTTTGCTGATTTGCAAAAAGAAGTTTTAGCTAATTCTTAACTAGTTGGCTTGTCTTTATCCGCATGACCAATGTATGGCTCACGTGTCAACAACTTATCCATAATACTATTAACAGTATCCTGTGCACCTTCTCTCTTGCCTTCGGTAGTCAACGGATTGTCTTCGGTAGTATCCTGTAAGTCATATTCCCAACCCGGAGTTTCTATTGGTTGGTCTTCAAATCCTGTTAGTGGAATTGCATTAGCAACTTTACTTATTTCTGCCTGTGTTGCACTGCCGCCATCATTTAAGTGTACTGTACTGCCCAATACGTTTGCTTTGCCGCCAGCTTGTACAGTTGCATCACTGCCAGCTTTAATATGCTGACTTTCTGCCGCTGTATTAAACATACTGGCTTTGGCATTTAAGTGCATGTTTTTCTCGGCTGTAGCAAACATTGAATTCCTAGAAGCTAAATGCAGGCTTCCTTGATCGTCTACTTCTAATACAAAATCTTGCATAACTTTCATGTTAGCAGTTGCGCCGGCATTGATATTAAGTACGCCACGTTGGTTACCGTCTTCATCTTGCTCTTGATGTGCTTCACCATAAACACCTGCCGCAATATTTACTGATGTATTGCCTTCTAAGTTTAAGTTTTTATCTGCTCGAATGTTAATGTTGCCTTTAGCTCTGTAAGATATGTCTTTTTCGCTATAGATTTGAATGTCTCCATCGCCACTCATCTCTACCCAGGCATTACCTTTTGCATTTATTATATAAATTAATCCGTTAGTGTCGTCCATTAATACCTGGTTTCCACCTGCTGTTCTAATTCTTATATTTTTACTTTCGCCGTTGGTGTCACCGTCATCCATTACAAAACTGTGTCCGCCTGTTCTGTGTGTGCCGTCTTTTTTACCTGTATCGAGATTTATGTCTTCTGCACCTGGTGTTGATATACCAAATACTGCACTAGGTGATTCTCTTCTTGCACTAGAACTAGATATGCCTCTGAGCTTGTCGTTAATTAATCCTTGGTCTAAAATAGGTTTTGTTATGTACGGATTAACTGGTCTTGTAGCACTGTTGCCATGGTCTACCTCAGGCGTTCGTTTGTTAACTTCTGCTACAGGTAATTTCGCATCTCCGCCGAATGTTTTTCCAGCGGCGTTACCTGGGACCATATTAGCCATTTGGTCTGGCAGTAAGCATCCTAATACGAATGGTAATTTAGATTTGCCGTCGGCGAAACATACTAGTACCCAGTTACCTACATCAGGTGGAACCATCCACATGCCGTAACTTTTTTGTGTTTCGACATATGATGCTAAATTATCACCAATTCTGTTAGAAGGTGTGCTTCCGCCGAACGGTGTACTCCAGAATGCATTTACCCAGTTGCTTGGGTTATCTCTGTCTTTGCCTAATGCTGGAATGTATACAGTTAATCGTCCACTATGTGTATCGTCTTTTGGTCTAACGATAACTTCGCCTAGATAAACACCAAAGTCTAAGTCAGCATTTTTAGTTAATGACGCTGTAGGATTATTATTGCTAACCTTAAATTTATCTGCTCTATACTTTCCACTTATACTCATTACTCGTCGCCTCCATCTAAGCCGTAATCTATATCTACTAAATCATACATAGACAAATCTAGTGCTGTCTGTTTCTTGGCATTCAGATCTAGTTCAAACATGCCATTTGCAAATGTTGCCGTTACTTGCATAATCTGATAAACCCCACTTAAAAAGTATGCTGTTCCTGCCTTAGACATATAACCTGTGTTGTTATCTTCATCGTCTACATCTGGATCTATTACTCTGGGAGTTTGCATTGTGAACAAAAAGTAATTATCATTCCCGTCATATGAGATAGCGTCCATATCGGATTCTTTAACGCCGCCTTCGCCAGCCACATATTTTTTTCCTTTCATTGGATCTACTGGCTTAGCGCCTAAGTACCACGGATCTCCTCTAACCTTTAATCCTAAGTCAACTAGTATACTTGCATCGTTAACATTTTGAAACATGTACCCGAACAGTGTTGCTTTATTTGAGCCATCGCTTGTATTTCCAGATGTAGTTACTACACTCACCGTGTTACTAAAACTTGGTTTAACTGTCGCCGTCGCCGTGCTGGCGATGTCTCTGAGCTGACTCATAGCTTTGTGCCCACTTAACTCGCCTATAATTGTTTCTGTGCCACCACCAGTATCTGCTAGTAAGTCAGAACTATATAAATATCCGCTTGGCTCAGGTTTATAATTGCCTTGATTATTGACGCCGCCAGCTTCACCGACCGGGGCAAGTGTTTGCTCTCCAGTTACAGCATCTTTTTGGTATCCTAATGGATTTGTTCCGCCTTGAGATTGAAAAATAATTGCTTGGGCTAACGTCATATATCGACCTTTATCCTTAGCCATTTCATCTTGTTGTGCCGGTGATAACCCGAGAGAGTCTATGGCTTGTTGTCGCATAGTGGGGTCGTCTTGTAGTTTTTTTGATAATGCTTTACTGTCGGTTTGTATAGCGTCTTTATATGCTTTTGCATTTTTACCATCCGGGTCGTTTGGATCGCCCCCAGGACCATTTGGGCTAGTAGAAGAGTCTCCCATTTTGCCGCCGCCTGGCGCTCCTAGTAATAATTGTCCTGCTTTATAAGAAATATCAGCACTCAGTATTTGGTCATTTAACCCAGTGTACAAGTAGTGGTACGCCTTTTTAATTTTCATTTCTCGCACACGAGTAGTCACATTGTCTTTAGTAGTTTCAAATTCAGCCATCGATATAGCAGTGCCTTCATCTGCAGTATCGTATATTACAGGCTTATATGTAATCCTCTTTCCATATGTGTTTCGTCTATGGTCATATTTTAACCATTCTACAGTTGCTTCAATTTTATACCAACTGGTGAATGTTTGGTTAAGATCTATTCCAGCTGGATCAACATCAGGACTAGCAAAATCAAATTTCCTTGTGGTCATCTCTAAGAAGTCATCATTCATTACCAGTAACGTTGTGAGTATCCTGTGGAAATTTGTGCCTTGTTTAACTTGTATTCTATCAAAGCTCCATATGCCGCCAGATGCTTGTATGCCACCGTCTAAACTTTCCGGATTATCTTCTAGTGCCTTGTCGTATGCTTCTCTTGTTTTTATGCCTTGTGACTGGGCATTCATTAATCTGTTTACTTGCTCTGCTGTGTCGGCATTAGTATATTTAATTGTAGCATCGCCGAGCTTCGCTTTAATTGAACTAAGATCAAACACGATTTCGTCTTGTACAGCATGTTCTTTATAGTTGTCTTCTCTAAACTTTGTAAGTGTTTCTTGCAAATCTTCTAAACATTTAATCACAGAACCGCCTGTCATACTAGTGTCTGCAGGAATTGTATAAAATGTATCTGAGAATGCAGATTGAGAACCGATTACAACTGCAAAGTCATATGTACTACCTTGGTCTGTTATGCTTACATCGATAGTTGCAATCTCACATTGCCAGCACCATGGCCCGTCGATAGTAACAGGTTCGCCGGCGGCTTCATTGTCGTCGATGTCGTCTGTGTATCCTTTAAAAGATAGCTCGAGAAATATAGGAGCGTTAGCAAACATGCCTGCTTTAATTCCTAATGCCTTTTTAGCCATTTGTATTTGGTCTAATAAGTCTGCGGCGCCTGGTTGTATAAGCGTGAATGAACCGTTAGTAACAAATGCCCCTGAATTACCTTTAACTATGTTTAGCGAAATATTTTCTATTGCTATACCGGTTACACCTGTTTGGGCAATAATAACCGTTTCCTCTGGCTCGGCTTTTAAAGCACCATTCATATAGCCGCCTCCTTCGGTAAGTTTAGTCTCATCAGGGATCATGTAAAGTCGCCAGTTGTATGTGGCGTTATTAAATGCGTCTAACTTGTTACCCGCAACTTCGCCAAGATAACGATCTTCTTTTATAACTGTTTGGGTTTTCTCTTTTTCTTTCTTGTTCCAGAACGGCATTAGTTAATTACTCTGTCGATTGTCTCTTTGGTAGGGATATAAATCGGTAAGCCTGATACAAAATCTTCTATAGGGTCAATAATTAAATCTGGGTTCCTTAGTGCAAACACCCACCATAGTCTCACAGTGCCATACAACTCGTGGGCTAGTAAGTCGGGGCGTTTTGCATATTTGGCATCTACTGCATATAATCTATCTGCTCGACTTTTAGGAAGTTTCGGTAAATCATTTACGTCAAGGTACCAGCCGGTTGTTGGCGCACGTTTTAGAAAACTATCTTTACTATTAAATGAAGCCATTAGATAAATCCATCCGATAATCCTTTGCCACTAGTGAATCGTTGCAAGTTAAATTTCTTTCTAGTTTTTCTGTATGTGTACTGTGGAGCAAGTTCTATCATAATACTAGTCTGTGTTGGCATCATTGTTGTTTTACCATTGTATTTAACTGGAACGTAATCTACATCGGGCGGTAACTGGAAGTTATAGTTTTTTATAATAACAGGTACTTTGTTGAATCCAAATTCTCCCAAGTATTCAAACAACAACACTGGAGGAGGTGTACCGTAGTAGCCTGATTTAACAGCACTATCACCATAGAATGCTTTGGTAACACTTCGTAAAAAATGAAACACTGCTAACAAATATTGTGCTTCTTCAGTAGTATTTGCTGTAAACGTTCCTGTGATAGGCAACGTTGTAGGTCTACTATTAATGTAAGTATAAAATGGATAGTTCGAACCATGCTGTGTTGCTTCGTTGTAATCAACCGATGCCGCAAGGAAGATGTCCGGAGTAAAAGGAAACACAATTCCGCCTCTATCTTGCAATGGCTGTAACACACTGTCGGGAATGTCTTTAGTAGGATCGTCAGGATCTACTAGACCGTACGCCCATCTCTCTCCACCTTTCTTAGGTCGGATTCTTGCTCGCCAATCTATTTCGTCGAACTCTGTACCGTCTTGTCTCGACACCAGTTGGTCAAACTGCTCTACGCCGCCGATCACCTTAGGTTGGTTATATTCTGTATCATTTGCCATATTGTGCTCCTTCGTACTATTTATCAAGATAAATAATAGCACGTTTTAATTATTAGTAAGATTATTAGAAAACAGTTGACATTGTCTATGTTAGGCGCTATACTACTGTTTAACTAAGGAGATTATATGGCTCACATTACACCAAAAAAGGTTAATTATTTAAACAATAAAGATATACTCAAGCAAATTCATGCTAGTAAAATGTCTTATTGTTATGTGCAAGACGACATGTACATGAATCCAGATATCATTTTAATGGATATAGCAGAAGTTAACAAGACTACTATAGCACAAGCTCAAGAAAACAGATCAGCAAAATTGCAGTCTGAAGGATATCAAACTGCTATGAAAGAAGGCGGGTGGGATAAGAAGCCCAAGCAAAAAGACTTTGCTGTTGATCCACTTTCAATACCGGTAGATGAATTAGTATTTAGAGTAATGGGGTATGACCATATTCCAGATGAGCCTGGTAGAAAGAAAACAACTAAAACAGTTGCTGACACAAAAGCAAAACTAAATTTCCCACCGTTCAAGCATTACATCGTAGATGGCGCTGGAACTAATCCTAGAGAAGTTGGCAGAAGTCATTGGGTAGGTGGACTACACAATGGACACTTCAGTGTCGACCACGGAAAAATTACAAACACCCTCGGTAGCATGTTTATGAAACTTGTTGAGCGTTACAGTCAAAGGGGTAACTGGAGAGGTTACACTTATGTTGACGAAATGCGTGGACAAGCATTAGTGCAACTTGCTCAAATAGGATTGCAGTTCAACGAAGCAAAATCAGACAATCCATTTGCATATTATACCGCTACAGTTAATAACAGTTTCACTAGAGTTTTAAACTTAGAGAAACGTAACCAATCAATTAGAGACGACATCTTAATCGAGTCTGGACATTTACCAAGTTACGGTAGACAGATAGCATACGAAAATGAGATGAAAGAGCTTCGTAAGGTTGCAGAGACTGAAGTAGAAAATACATCAACTGAGTAACAAACATTATGGCAAACCTTTTTGAAAGGGCCGCGTGTTTCACCGATATACATTACGGCTTAAAGCAAAACAGTAGACAGCATTTAATAGACTGTGATAATTTTATAACATGGTTTATTGAGGAAGCTAAATCTAGAAATTGCGAAACTTGTATATTCCTAGGCGACTGGCATCATCATAGAGCAAGTATTAACATTGCTACTATGAACTCTACTATTAAAGACTTAAAGCGATTAAACGATGCGTTTGAAACTGTTTACTTCATTACTGGAAATCACGACTTGTTCTATAGAGAAAAGCGTGACTTAAACAGTATCGAATTTGCTAGAGACATGTCTAACATTGTAATGGTCGATGACCACTTCCTGCAAGATGACGTTGCGATTGTTCCGTGGCTCATAGGCGACGAACATAAACAAGTTGCTAAAGTAAAATGCAAATACATGTTCGGGCATTTCGAGTTACCGTACTTTAAAATGAATGCTATGATTGAAATGCCAGATCACGGTGGCATCAGAGCAGACATGTTGAGCGGGCCAGAATATGTATTCAGCGGACATTTCCATAAAAGACAATATAAAAATAACATACATTACATAGGTAATGCTTTCCCACACAACTATGCAGACGCTCAAGACAATGACCGTGGCGCCATGTTTTTAGAATGGGACGGCGAACCACAATATGTTAATTGGGAAGAATGTCCAAAGTATGTTACAATGGGATTACGTCAACTACTTGAAGCACCTGAGAAGTATTTAGATGCTCAAACACATGCAAGAGTTAAACTAGATGTAAACATTAGTTACGAGGAAGCAAACTTTATTCGTGAAACATTTGCAGAACAGTTTAAAGTTAGAGAGATACAATTACTGCCTGTTAAAGAAGAAGAGGAAGCATTTGAAGGTGGAGAAATTCAGTTTGAAAGTGTGGACCAAATTGTTATACAGCAATTAGAAACTATTGAAAGCAACTTAGTCGACACCGGCGAGCTTGTTAAAATTTACAGAAGTTTAGAGACCTTATAATGCTTACTATAAAAAACGTAACAGCAAAAAACTTTATGAGTATTGGCAACAACACTCAAGCAGTTACATTTGACACCGAGCAACTGACATTAGTTCTAGGACACAATTTAGACCTTGGCGGAGATGGCAGTAGAAACGGTACAGGTAAAACAACTATAATCAATGCACTAAGTTACGGTCTGTACGGCGAAGCATTGACAAATATTAAACGTGATAACTTAATCAATAAGACAAATGCTAAAGGCATGATTGTTACTGTTGACTTTAATATCAACGGAAAGGAATATCGCATCGAGCGAGGGCGCCGACCTAACACACTAAAGTTTTTTATAGACGGTGTAGAGAAAGCTGATGATGAACAGCAAGGCGACAGCAGAGAAACCCAAAAAGAAATAGAACGTATCATTGGGTTCCCGCATAATATGTTTAAGCATTTAATTGCATTGAATACATACACCGAACCGTTCCTTAGTATGAAAACTAATGACCAACGTGATATGATTGAGCAGTTATTAGGCATCACAGAGATTAGTGAAAAAGCAGAGCTACTTAAAGAGCTACTTAAAAATACCAAAGACAGTATTAAGGAAGAAGAACAGCGAATACAGGCTGTACAAAATGCTAACAAGCGTATTGAAAAAAATATCGATGATATTGAATTGCGTAGGAAAGCATGGGACAATCAGCACGGCAATAAACTCTCAGAATTATCACGGTCCTTAGATGCATTGTCGCATATCGATATTGAACCAGAATTGGACTTCCATAGACAATTAGATGTTGTTCATAAACAGCATTCAAAAATGCAAGGCTTACAAAGTGAATTGAAGCAATTGCAAACCAGCAGTAACCGTAATGCTAGTACACTTGTGAGTATACGAAGCGATATCGAAAAAGCAGAAACAGGTGTATGTCCGGCATGTGACCAAAGTACAGCACACTTAGACACCCACGAAACATATACCAAAGAGCTCAAGGCAAAAGAAGAAAAGGAACTAGAATATTCGACTGAGCTAGAAGGAAAGATTTCTGTGTTAGAGCAGAGTTTAGCTGACATCGGAGAACTGCCTGAAAGTCCTATTACTTTTTATAACAGCATGGAAGATGCTTTACAGCACAGACATAATTTAGATACTATTACAGAGCAACTTGCTGAACGTAAAGAAGAAACTAATCCATATGCTGACCAAGTAGTTACACTTAGAGAAACTGGATTGGAAGAAGTTAGTTACGAGGGCATTAACGAGTGGACCAGATTAAAAGACCACCAAGACTTTTTGTATAAACTTTTAACAAGCAAAGACAGTTTTATAAGAAAGAAAATTATTGACCAGAACTTGCAATATTTAAATTACAGACTAAATTATTATTTAGAA